TTTTTGCCATTTTCTTCTCCTTATGGTTTCAGGGTCTTTACGAAGGCCTGAAAAGAATTAAGTACATTTGGGTCTTTAGTTGTAGCTTGAAGTTGCTTGAGCCAAGTATCAGCTAAGGCCTTAACCTGATTCTGAGGTTGAGGCGTAGTCTGAGCTTGCTGCTGATTAGGCTGAGGCTGACCTGTAGGAATAGTCTTCATGGAAGAACCTGTTCCTTGGGGTTGCTGTTGCTGGGGTTGAGTTGGCTGCTGACCAGGAACAACTGGCTGTTGAGCCAAGTCTTCATACATCTTGTCCGACATTTCAAGCCACTTCGTAAATTCATCATCCAAGACCAGTGACTCGTTGAGGTTCATCTTCTTCGCCATGTTTAAGTTCTCCTTAAGAAATTCTACTTGCTAAGAGTATATACCATAGACTAGGAGAAAATCGTGATTAGTTTCAAAGAGTTCCTTTTAACTGAAGCAAAAGACGTCGGCATTAAAGCCGAGAAAGCCTTGTTCTACGCAATGAGCATAGGTAAAAGAAGCCATGCAGTTGAAAGAACTCTCCTTAAAGCCAAAGACCATCACCTGCTGTTCGACTATGCAAAATACGTGGTGAAAGGAAGGTGGAAGGAAGTTGAACCAGAAATCTTCTCACTTTCCGCTTGGCAAACTTTACAATACGTCGAAAAAGTAGTTAAAGACCGCCTTCCTGAAGCCGAAGAGGTCTTGAGCAAAAGCAAGTTTTGGTCTGATTACCTAGGTTTTTTGTCACAACACGACAGCAATAGCCATACACACCGTCAGTTAGAACTGGTAAAAGAAAGAGGCCTTACTGATGACCTCTTTGACGCCCTTAATAACCACTATATGTCAGATGAACTTCAGGAATACATTTGTAAGGTAAGGCCCGACTTGGTAGGTAAAATTTACGGACTTTCCCCTGAACTAACCCAAAAATACCAACACGAAAAAGAACTAGGTAATGTAGACCTCTAAAAAAGCCGTGAAAATCTCTTCTTTAAGGTTAAGAGGAGATTTACATGCAAATCGATTCGCCGGCTTTTCCAGAAGAGATTGACCTATTCAGCCCTCAAGCAGACCTTTATTCTCAGATCATAGATTGCTATGACTATGCCACAAAATGGAATGTTAGATGGCCGGAACTTGAAAGCGCCATTAAAGAAAACGCTGAATATGCCTACTACTATGCTCGGAATGTAATTAAAGGCCGTTGGCCTGAAGCAGAGCCATTAATTGCTAAAGATGGCCAATGGGCTATTGAATACGCCACAGAAATCTACAAATCTAGATGGCCTGAAGCCGAAGAAACTTTTAAGACAAAAGAAGAATGGGCTGGTACATATGCTCTAAAAATACTCAAAAATAGATGGCCTGAAGTAGAACACATGATTTTAGCCCCACGAAGGGGTTTTTCTCAGAGTAATTTGCCATACCTATATGCTAAGGATTGTGTTCACGGCAGGTGGCCAGAAGCGGAAGCTGTAATTCTTGGAAAATTCTGGCCAGGAGACCTAAGACACATTCAAATGGTCTCTAATTACGCCAAAGATGTGATTAAAGCCAGGTGGTATGAAGCTGAAGAGAAAATTCCAGAACTCCTAGGTACACCAACTATTGCAGAAGACTACATTGGAAATACTGGCGGAAAATTCAAAGAAAACAGGTGGAAATGGCTTAAAGAAGGCCCTATCACCACGAACCTAGTATCAGTCTTAAACCTCATTGGTATGGACAAGGAAATGCAGGAATACATCTGCAAGGCAAGGCCTGAGTTCGCAATTCAGATAACGAACTTAGACCCAGTCTTAGCGTTCAAATATCTACGTTAGTAGATGTTGATGGTGTTATCTCCAGAGTCCCGACGGGTAGGAATCTTGTCTGTTCGGGACTGCTGGAATTTCTTAGTATGAACTTGAAGGCGATACTTGTTCCAGAGTCTGTATGGAATTTCCTGGTCCATCTGAACAACTTCCCAATAAGTCTTATCGAACTCACAGAAGATGATACTCTTAACCGTTGGCATTTCGCCCACAACTTCGCGCCACTTCTTAATGTTGAAGTTGAAGTAAAGCTCATTGTTCGAATCAATCCCAAAAACATTTAAGTCTTGAAGAGGCCTAACAGGTTGGAAATATGCATAAAGCTCATAACCTTCCTGGGCAGTAATCGAATCGATGGACTCTTGGTAGAGTTCATCATAGTTGGTATCGATGAAAGTTTTGTAGTACCGGATGGGGCTACCTGACGTTTCCAACAAATCTATATCGTAATTGTTAAACAAGTCTACATCTGTCTGGTCTGTAGGCCTATAAGACTTGTAAGAATCACGACCTTGAAGAACATACTCAGTGCCATCAGGTTTTAGAATCATAGTAAAGCTATCTACCATTCTTAACCATTTATTTTCACGCAATTATTTTTGGAAATCTAAAAACTCTCGAATAGATATACCAGAATAACAATGATAAGTGCTTGGTTTGCACTTGGTTCCATTCCTGTTAAGGTATTTGCACAAGAAATAGAGTGCAAGACTTGTAAATAGGAATGGGAATTTTTTTTAATCCCAATCTAAAGAGGAGAAAAACATGTCACCTTTAACAGAACTAGCCGGTTTTCCGGCCTCGTCTTCGATTTCCCCAAGTGTGAGGATGATTGAGACAGATTTTTCAGCCTACCAACCTGGTGTTTCCTACTCAAAAGCCGCCTTAGTTGGATTTGCATCAAAAGGAACTCTAAATGAACCGCAGGAAGTCAGATCATTAGCTGATTTAACACGTCTGTACGGACAGCCTAACCCTTCAGCTGACCATGGTTCGTACCTGCTCTATGCTGCCATTGAATTCCTAAAGTATGGTAATACAGCTTGGATTCTTCGCGTTGGCGTAAATGACGAGTCTGACTGGGATAACCTTGCAAAGACGGCCTATGTTGAAGTTCCAGCTTCAGGCACAGCTCCTGTTATTCGTACCCTGCTTGCTGGTTCTACTTCTGTGGCTATCGCAGCTAACGTCAATGATAAATTCCGTTTTTCAGCTAATGGAACCCTTTATAAGCGAACCATTCAGATTCCCGCCGGTACTTACACCCTGGTTGATATGGGTTCTGGAAGTAACCTTGTAGACACCTTCAACGGTCTCTTTTCAGAAGACGATGGAATTGAAGCCTTTGAATATGGTGCTACAGGCTCAACTCCTGGAACTTTAGCTTTCAGAACAACTAACCGCTATGGTAGTACCGCTTCTCTTGAACTAATTTCGACTGAAGATGCTATTTACCCCACAATTAAGATTGGTAGTCTAATGAACTATGCAACCTTAACTGGTGGAAATACTAATTGGCCTCTTGGTTCATCTGTTGCAGGTTTCAGTTTTAGTGGTTATTCAAACCCAACACTTTCAATCAGAGTTTCAGGTACAGGCGATAACACAGTCGACAACGTTGAGCAAACGATTCCTTTTTCCGACCTTACAACCACTTACTCTGCTGGTATTTCAATCAATAACGCCGGAATGGGTGGACCCGTGGCGTCGGCCAATGAAATCGCAGCTCTAATCAACTGGTTTATAGATAACCCAAGTCTTCATACCTATACGGTTCCTGGTGGTTTCCGGGCCAAGGTAGTTAACGATAAAGTTTGCCTTTATACAGCAAAGCGGTATAGTTCTTTAGTGGCAGGCCTTACAACTCCGAATACCAATGTAACGGCCTATCCACAACTTAACGACGACAATATCAACTTTATTTCTGGCAGCGACGCTTTAGTTCAGGTAAAGTTCGACTCAGTCGGTGTTGATGATATTCTAGGTTTCTCAACTGATGCAGTTTTTGGTTCTGAAACAACTCTTACCTGTGATGCGGCTTTCCTTGCGGGTGGAAGCGTATTGGTCGGTGGTGTAACATACCGCATAGACTGCGTTGGTCAGACAAATGGTGCTTCTTATGCAGCTGGTTCTGCTCCGATTCTAATGACCATTTGGGCGGATTCTCCGGGCCTAACGGGTAATCTTACTCAGGTTCAAGTTGGTATTGAAAGTAATGGCAATATCGACCTTGCGGTGTACAACAACTCTACCTATGTAGAGGGTTTTGCCGGACTTAACCTAGAGAATACTCTAACCAACAACCCTTACTACATTGAACAGTACGTTAATGGTCTTTCAGATTACATTTATGTCGACCATGAAACGGCAGTGATTGGAGCCCCAGCTCCCGGAACATATCAACTTGGCGCTACTACTTCTATGCAGGGTTCTGATGGTTATCCTTACACTCTTCAGGGCTATCCCGATACAACCAAGATTGATGCCTTAATTGGTGGAAATGCTCAACTGGGCACTGGTCTTTTTGCAATCTCTGAACCCGAGAAGATTGACATCGACCTAGTTGCGGCTCCTGGACTTAACTCTACGGCTACAATCGCGAATCTGATTAACCTCTGCGAAGTAATGCGGCGTGACTGTATGGCAGTTATCGATTCTCCTGCAGGCCTGAGTTCCATTGATGTTGCAAAGTGGCATAACGGTTCACATCCTCTTAATACCATGAAACTGAACTCAAGTTTTGCGGCTCTTTATTGGCCTTGGGTTAAGATGCGTGACCCCTTTAATCAAATTGATGTTTGGGTGCCTCCAACTGGTTCAGTTCTTGGTGTTTACGCAAAGTCTGAACAGTTGGCCAATGCTTGGGCTGCTCCTGCTGGTCTTCGTAGAGGAACCATTCCAACCATTGAAGATGTTGAGACCTATGCTTACCTGGCTCAGCGAGACAGCCTTTATGGTAATGGAAACGCCGTAAACTGTATCGTCAACTTCCCAGTGGAAGGGCCTACCGTCTGGGGTCAAAAGACTTTGTACCGAGCATCAACAGCTCTTAACCGAGTTAATGTAAGGCGCCTGGCGCTTTACCTAGAGAAGATTATTCGCAGTGATACAAGACCTTTAATCTTCGAGCCTCACGATGCAATTCTTGAACAGAACTTCGTTCGCATTGCGAATGGTGTTCTAACCCAGGTACAGATGAACCGTGGTATTTATGCCTTCTCAGTTCTATGTGACTCGTCCTTGAATACACCCGACGTAGTTGACCGAAACGAGCTTCGAGCTCAAATCGGCATTCAACCGACTAAGACCGCAGAATTCATCTACATCGAAATGACCCTTTTCAGAACAGGTTCTTTTGAAGAGTCAGAGATTTAAGTCCACGAAATAAGGTAGGACAAGAGTATATACTCTTGTCCTACCTTGAACACCTTTAAAAGGAGATAAGTTAAAATGGCGAACAAATTCATGGATATTGGTCAAATTGGTAATGACAACATTACCTTCAAGCGTAAATTTCGGTGGATCCTGTATCTAGGTAACTATGAAATGTACATGGCGAAGATGGCTAGCCGGCCTAAATTAAACGTCGAAGAAACCGTCGTTGACCACTTACACGAGAAGCACTACCTTTCAGGTAAACCTTCTTGGGATACGGTGAATATGACCCTTTATGACGTTAAGACGTCTAATGATGTAGGTGATCCTTCGGCTAATACTAGCCTTCTGATTAACTGGGTTCGCAGTGTCTTTAACATCTCTCAGAATCCAGCTTTCACTTCTGCCGGAACAACCTATAATTTCCTTGACATGGGTGACCATGACTTGGAATATAAGCAAGACCTAACAATTCAGATGCTAAATGGTCACGGTCAGATTATGGAAACATGGTGGTTAGTTGGCGCATTCCCGACCTCTGCCGCCTGGGGAGACCTAGACTATGCTTCTAACGATACGGCAGACCTTGAACTAACGGTACGTTTTGACCGTGCAATGTACTATGATGGTAATGGAACGGCGATTTCAAATCAGTTTGCACAAGGCCAGTAAAAAACTGGAGAAAAGTACCTAATGGCCACCATGGATTTTGGAAGATTAGCCGACCCAACGACCGTCTTCAAACGGAAGTTTCGTTGGCTTTTCTTTTTATCAGATTTTGGAGTTGTTTCTTCGGCTGGAAGTTCAAATGCCAGTACAGTTGTAGCATCATCTGGCAATACCGGACATGTCTGCAGAATTGCTGCTAGACCTTCAATGACCTTTAATGAACAAGAAGTTAGGCATGTAATTGAAACCGTCTATCTACCAGCTAGAACCCAATGGAACCCAATTGAAATAACAGTCTTTGATGTTGACCACGAATCCTATCTTTATCAATGGATGAAAATCTTCTATGACCCAGAAAAAGGAGCTGTAAATCCGGTAGGTTTTAATACCGGAACTGCGGGTATTGGTGATGCCAAGAAAACTGGAACTTTACAACTCCTTGACGGCCATGCTAAAATCTTAGAAGAATGGCAACTTCAAGGTTGTTGGCCGAATCAGATTAACTGGGGAACCTTAGACTACTCATCCAGTGAAACAGCAGATATCAATTTCACCATTCGGTACGACCGAGCAGTTTTATCCAATCCTACTAGTTAAGTCTTTGAAATTCTTCTCAAGTTGCTTGGAAATCTCCGCCAAGCCTTCTTGAGTTGTCTTCACCTGTTTTCTAAGTTCAAACAGTTGGGTAAACAAGAGAATGAAAGTATTGTTGTTCTTAGCATCCATGTCTTGCAATAACTGTTCGACAGAACAGTCTTTAACGTCTGTTCCATTATGGTATGACATGGATAACTCTGAGAATACCTCATCAGCGTCAATGCCTTGTTCTTTAAAGTATTGGCGAATTTCATCAGGAATATCTCGGTTTTTAGTTGACATCTTTCCTCCTATTGCCTAACAAATTCTTTTTGACATTGGTAGAACATATCATCTATTTCCTTAGCTTTTAGGCCGAGGGTCCGACTAAGAGAACTGCGATTGAGGCGACCGTTGCGAGTATACACGTTTTCAGATTCGAGAAGAACTTTTATTAAAGTTGCATGACTTTCTCCTAAATTACGGATGTTGTTCAGAATTTCATCAAGCTCGATATGTGACATTTTGAGAAGACCAAATAGATGCGGCTTTAAATCTGGACGCTTTTTAGACAATATGTTTGCCCACCTTTCTTTCATAGGATTTAACTTCTTCCCTAATGTTTTACAAAAGTGGTCTGATGTCTATATCCGTTAAAACGATAAAAGCTTTTATTTGCGGTTATTTTTACGCGCTTTTATGATTTGCATAGTAATAATTCAAAGCATCTTCAATCAACTTCAAATAAATCTCCATGTGCAAATCACCATCACTCAGTGTCAACAGGTTCATTCCGTGATGTTTATTGTCTCTTTGGTAATAAAGAACATGATTCCCTTCCTTACCATGAGGTTCAATTGAATAAGGTCCTTCGATATTTTCAGTCATCTACTATTTCTCCTTACCCTATTAGTAATTTCTTGCATTTCATCATTGTCAGTGTCTGTAAAGGTAGCAGTGTCTCTGCTACGCAGCATGACCTCTTCCTTATACCGCTCCTTAAGACTAATCTCGTTCTTACATGAACGGTATAACTGACGAAAATGGTTGAGCATGATTGTCGTCAGCCACGAAAACGCCCCACCTCTTTCTGGTTTAAATCGGTCTATCTTGGTAAGAGCGGCCATAACCCCCTCTTGAAGAGCATCTTCCCTGTCTATAAGCTTAAAATTAAAGGCCTTAATGATATTGTCGGCAAGTAGGTAAAAGCAAACGGTCAGTTCATGTTTCAATTCTTCATCTTCTGGATTCTTAAGGTAAGCTTTGATTAACTCTTCGAAATCGGTGTTATTGATATAGTCAGTGCCCATTCATGTACCTCTTTTTACATTTTTTAGGAAATAGAAACCAGGCTTCTACTAACTCTATGTGAACAATTGTGGGATTTTTGACAGGTTGGACACTATTGTGATATATACCAGGCATAATCATAAGAAAGGAAAACATTTACCAGAAATGGAAAAAGAATTTGAGAAAAAAGCAAAAGACTTTTTTGAACGAAAGAAGTACTTTGAATGTCTGAAGGAATGCTTTAAATGTCTGTCCGTAGACCCTAAACTTAAATGGCCCTACCAATTAGCCGGATACTCTTACTACCACCTTAAAATGTTTTCTCAGAGTCGAGGCTGCTGGAATGTTCTTCTAGATATGGAAAAAAGCGAAGCTTATCAAGAAATGATAAGGAGATGTGATGAAGAAGAACCTAGCCATTAATGTCATAACTAAGGATAATGAACCTGGGCTTGAAAAATGCCTTTCTAGTGTTCAAGAGTTGAATCCTGAGTACATTATTGTGTTTAACGGGAAAAGCTCCTCTATCGAACACCAGATATGTAAAAAGTATGCCCCAGATAGTACCTTCTACCTCCCCTGGAACAATGATTTCTCAGAACAGCGAAACTTTGCCATTAGTAAGACTAAAGCTGACTGGATTATCTGGCTGGACTCCGACGAATTCATCCCACCAAAATCTGTTTCGAAAATTAAAGAACTGGTTGAATCTGGGCCTAAGGGCTTTTACCATAACTTTAAGTTAATCCAAGAAGATGCGGTTGTCGGCCAAATACGGATGTTCTACAATAGACCTGAAAACAAGTTTTCTTTTCCAGTTCATGAACGGCTTATTCCCACCGAATACCCAATTAACCACCAAGGCATTACGGTAATTCACGAAAACACGGACGCAAAAGACTCATCTGACAGAAACATTGGTATTCTTACGGACGAACTTGAAAAAGACCCTAATAACCCACACCTTAACTTTTACTTAGCCATTGAGTACCACTTAATTGATAAACAGATGAAAGCCCTGATTTCAGCCGAAAAGTTCTTGTACCACTATCCGGTTAAAGACGTAGATATCCGAAAGATGTACATTCGGTACCTGATAGCGTGGATTAACACTTACACCTTCAAAAACTACCAAAAAGCAATTGAGATTCTACTTTCACAGCTGATACTGAACTGTAACATCGCCGAGTTTTGGTGTCTTCTAGGTGACATTTACTTTAGACTTAAACGATTTTCAGAAGCTAAAAGATTCTACCAGAACGCAGTTAAAATGGGTGAGTTTAAGTACGAGAATCTCTGGCTCGTGGATACTACAAAATATCAGGCCTATCCCCTTTCGAGAATAGGCCTATGCGAA